CCTGAGGCGATAGGAATTAAGCGAGTAGAACCAGCAAATACCTGACCACCGATCAAATTGATCGGCTGAAACCCGTAAGGGCCTGAAACGGTAGGATAAGCCATTTATAACTCCTAATTAAATTTAAGAACCAGAACCAAAGGTCGTCGTGGACTTTCTCTCGTTAAAGAGTGGCATCCGTGGGTCACTTTGGCGCATTAAATTATTATCTACAGCCTCGGTCTGATTTTGGGCTTGGTTTGCAAAATACGCATTCCGTTGCTCAACAAGTTCAGTTGGGGTTTTGCAGAGTAATAATCCGCCAATCTCAATGTTGTCTTTAAAACGACTATTGGGATCAGCTAACAGTTGAAATTTAGGTTGTTCTTCTAAACGTACGGGTTCCCAACCTTCTCTCAGTTTTGCTGAAAGATTGCGAGGATCTGCATTGTTTAGTGTAGAAACACGAATCCAACGATAAGAAAAGCCAGCCTGTTTATCAGGTTCAGGGAGAAGTTCTGGAAGCTGCCACTGTTTAGGACGCTCTGTTACTTCACGACTTTCTAATTCACGAGTAATTCTATTATTGCCAGCCATTATAGGGCCTCCAATTTCATAAGTTCACGAGCGTATTGCTCTGGGGTTAGTCCTAGTTTCTTAGCGATTGCTTGCTGAGAAGTTTTAAGTTTGACCTGTTTAGAGGCCGTACTTCTAGTTGCCGGAGCTACTACCGTGCTTGGCTTAGCTTTGGAGACAGGTTTCTGGACCTCTTCTTTAGGCTCGGCCTCTTCCATTGTATCGAAATACTCAGGAAATTTTTCACGCATAGTTCTGTCTATACGTTTAAAGTATTGGTCAGTACCCACAATCGTCTGTCCGTACTCATCCAATAATTCTTCGTGTATCCCAACAGCATAACTCGACATAGCTTTTTTAGTGCCATACCATGGATTCTGTTCCAACCAAGACTGAGTTTTTGGATCAATCTTAGGGCGCTGTTGCTCCACCTGTTGCATTTGTACATCATTTTCTTCTGCTTGTAAAGTACTAGGTCTAAAGTCTTTTACCTTCTGTACTCTATAGCCTGCGTCATTTAATGCAGTTTGAGCCTCGACGATGCGGTCTGGGTCTCCAGACTCCAACGCTTCTTTATAAGCACGTTGTGCCACTTGGACTTGTAAGTCGGCTTGGCTTTGTACGGTCTCAATATAAGTTTTCTCACCTGCGGAATACTGGGCACGGAGTTTTTTATTCTCCTCCATAACTCGCTTGGCAAGCTCAATAGCCTCTTGTTGCTCTCTAAAAGCAGCTTCTTTGGCACGTCGCTCGTCGTGATAGACCTTCTTGTATTGTTTTAACCGTAAGGCTTGGGCTTTTTCATCGAGTTCTTCTTCATCGTCGGCAGCGTCAAACTTATCTACCATCTCTTTAGGAATTGGCTCTTTGCCTTTGTCTTTTTCGGGAGTATCGTCCTCAATTTCTAACTCAATGTCTAGAGTATCTTCGGGTAAACCCTTATCTTCTTCGTCGGGGAATTTATATTCTTGGTTCATTTACAGCTCCTATACAGTTTTGCGTTTAATACCACGTGGATCATCTACTGTTGCCTCAACAGAATCGTCGTTAATAATTCTGAACTCTCGTCCATGAATCACTAAGCGGGTTCCTGCGTTTGGTCGCACTAGAATAAAGTCGCCTTTTTGACACCAAGGCCCGTTGGGGTATCGTTCTGGATCTTTATAGCAATCTGGACCTAAATCCACAACAAATAGCACTGTGGTTAATAGTTCATCATGCCTTAAAGTCTCGTCGGCTTTGAGGATTCCGCCTTCATGCTCTTTCTCTGCTTCGGGAATAGCACAAAGAATCCTGTAACCAGACGGTCTAGGGAGCTGTTTACCTTTTTCTTCTTCGGTTTTGTGTAGTAATGCTGTTAAATCTACTGCTTGCGACAAATTCACGCCGGGGTTTGAGCCGGTTAAATTATCAATCGTCATCTGCTGACTCCAGGTTTTTTCTAAGGTCTGTTATGTATAGACGGGCGGTTAATAGACCCTGCACTTCCCCGCACATCTTCTGGTATTCAGAGAAGTCTTTAGCTGCTCCTCCACCAACGGCTTCCTGTAGCCGTCCTACTTTTTCGTCTAGTTGTTTGACTACACGATCAAGATACTTTTCAATCATTTATTACCTTTCTGGGGTTTTTGTGACTGTATTAGTTGTTGCCTTGTTTTTGCCATATCAACACCTAATCTTACTCCTGCTTCTTCTTGCTTAGCTAAACGGTCATCTCTGTCTTTTTGAGACTTAAGCGTAGCGTTCATACCTGCAATCTTCTCTTGTGATACAATCCGCTGCTCTTCGATGCGAAGTTGATCGGCTTTAGCTGCTGCGTCTGCGGCAAGTTTACGGTTCTTAATATCAACTTCCATTTGCTTGATCTTAAGTTCTTGCATTTGCATCTGGATAATTGGGTCTTGCGCAGCTTGTTGTGCTTGCTGAGCAGCCATTTCGGTCTTATCACGTTGTAGCAATACTTGTGAAGCTTGAGCGGCAAGCTGAGAAATTCGAACTTCCATATCTTCTGGGATTGCACGTTCGTCTGCATCTTGCTCGTCTGGGTGAAACGGTAAAGTAACGCCCATTTGCTCTTCCATTTGCTTGCGGTATTCGTACGCAATGTGCTCATTAATATGGGCTTGCATCGCAGACATCATAGCTTGGGCATTTGGGTTTTGACCTATTAGCTTTGCAATTTTTGGATCTTGCATTGCTGCCTGATGGACAGTAATATGAGCTTGGTGGTCTTGATACAAAAACGCTTTGACTGGTTTCATCATCAGAACATTTTGGTTCTCTGAGATGGGGTCTTCGGGTTTTTGATCTTCTGGCAACTTAACTAACTTATTAGCGTTCTTAATGCCTAATACATCCAGCATCTGACGATGGAGGTATGGAAGATTGTAGAGCTGTGGCGCTCCCTGAGCTAATTGTAGTGCTGCTTGATACTGAGTAACTTTCTGTGCCATTGTGGCGGCATTTGGGTCACTTACTGGAATTACATCAACGTTGTCATAGTCGGCTTGTTTTGCACGGCGTGGGCCTTCAACTGGCTCATAACTATATTCTTCGGGGGTGTAATCACGAATAATGTCACGCAGGAGACATAACTCTTTCTTAAACGAGTAATGGATGCGAGCTTGTACTGCGGACATGACTTTGAGGGTACGTTCTAGAATTGCTAGTGTTGTACCTACGGGAGCTTGGGCGCTCATGTCGCTTATGTTTAAATCCGCTGCGGATGCAAAACGACGACCTTCTTCAATAATTTTATCTAAGAGACCTGCGAGAACCATTGAGGGTTCTTTGTAAGGCAGGGGAACAATATTGTCCCTGATGGACCCGGACGGCACATCAACATCCCTAAATTCGCCGGGGGCGATCGGTGTATCATCGCCTTTGACACGCAGTCCACGGGTCTTAAAGCCACCTGGCAAGTTGCTAAGCGATCCAGCGTCGACCAATTGGCGGAGGATGGAAGTACCTGATTTAGCAAATGCACCGATAAGATGAATAAGACCAAAGCAATAGAAGCCAAAGCCGGGTATATAGCCATAGTGAACAAAGTGATTACGTTTCTTTTTAGTTGCATCTTCGGGTCTCCAGTTACGACGGATGGCCAAAACTTGCTGACTAGATTTCTCAATAGTCACAATATACGGCAGTGCAATCCCCGTAGGTTCACCATCTTCGTCTTTGTCCTCAAAACCTTCTAGGTCGAGGTCAATCTGTACTTCTAGGATTTTGTAACGATCATCCGTAGTGGCTCTAAAGCCCATCTTCTCGGCGATCTTCTTTTCTACTTCATCAAAACTGTCAACAGGCTCACCAAGCTCAACGTCTAACCAAAAGCCTGCTACTTGTAACTTGCGAACCTCGTTCTCGGTCTTGCGCATCACGTGTGCTACACGAGGGGCTTGCTCTAAACTTGATGCACCGTAAGGGACAATTAAATCCTCAGCTGGTACGAACATACTAACTTGACGCTCTAAGCTTGGGTCGTAGTAGACCTTCTTGAACGCATTACCTGATAAGCCTAAGCCCCACAACATGCGCTCGGTCTCAGGGCGGAACTCATCCATCTTCTCTGTAAGCTGGTAGTTCATGTCATCCGCTACACGCTCGGCGGAGAGTTTTTTCTCAGGTGTTTCTTTACCAATTACTTGTGTCTTAACAGGACCTTGCGCAGGGAAAATCTCCATGATGGTCTCTGCTTGGAACTTAACTAGCGTTTCAGAGAGTAGTGGGTGGTACACACCGCAAGCACCAGGCCATGGCTCCATGCGCTCTTCAATCTGCATTCCTAGTAACTGCAAGACATCAACGTAAGTCTGCATCCAGTCTTTTCTGGCGGACATGTCGTCCTCAACATCACCAATGATGTCACTAGCAAGCTGTGTTAGTTCGGAATCTGATAGGTACTCGGCAAGGTTGTCATCAAAGTCTTCTTCGTCCTTGTCTTCTTTCTCAATTCGCAGTATGGGTTTTCCGTCAACGCCAATCTCTACGCTCTCTGGGTCCTCAATAGTAATCTCTAAATCGGGCTCGGTGTTCTCCACGTCTGCCATATTGATTGCGCCTAAACCCATCGGGGCTTGTGAGAGTGACTTATCTATTGCCATGTTTTAACCTATACGTTATAGTAACCCTGATTCCGCTTTGACTTAAATTCTTTAATATCGTCTGGCTCGTCTGAGTCTAACTGCACAAAACCCCCTCGGCGGAACCGCAATAACGCTTGTGTCATACTATCTACCAAGTCATCATGCTCACCTGAAGGGAAACTTGCTACCTCTTCTACTAATTCTTCTGCCCAAGCTGTGCCCGGTACCCAAACCCGTCCAGACGCAAAAAGATCTGCACAAGCATTTAATCTGGCTATTTTATCATTACCTTTGCTAGGAGTATACTCTTGAACCGGAATACCCATTGCCCGTAGCTCAAATACAAGCGGCGCACCGGAAGCTTTTGCTTCAACGATAATAGAATCAGGTTCCCATTCTTTGTAATGCTCAAATGCAGTTTGCTTTAATTCGGGGAACTCCATGCGCCTTTTAAAGGAATTTAGCAAAATAATGTTAGCTACGTCAATGCCACGGTCATTTGGTTGATAAAAAACACCCCATGTAGTACATGCAGAAAAGTCTGAACGTTGTGTTTTTAAGAATGCTGTATCCCAAGACTGGATAATAAACTCACAAAATGGCGGGTCATCATGCTCCCAAACTTTCCACCACTCTCTTTTAACAATAGCGGACACATCTGAGGTTGGCTGTTGCATATACTGCGCCATCCACTTGCCATTAGGCAATTCATTCTTTAATGCTAGTAATTCTTCAAGCTTCCAGAACTGTGGCCAAAGCGGTAACTCATCGGGTAAAATTGCAGGAAATTCAATGACTTCCCACTCCTCACCACTACGCTGCATGGCTGATTTAAGTACCTGTCCAGTCAAATCTTTCTTAGACCACCGGGTCATAACAATAATAATTGCACCACCTGGCTGTAAACGCTGACGTGGGCCTGATGTATACCACTCGTAAGTCTTATCGTAGACCTCTGGGTTGCTCTCGCTTAATGCTGCTTCTTGTTCTGAGTGAGGGTCGTCAATAATGAGAATATCCGCCCCCTTACCCGTAACTGCGCCTCCCACACCGATAGCAAAATAGTCTCCCCCCTGGTTAGTTGCCCAGCGCCCAGCAGCTTTAGAGTCACTTTGTAGTCCAACTCCCGGGAAGATAGTCTTATAAATGTCGGAATCCACCAAATTACGGACTTTACGTCCGAAGCCAACCGCAAGCTCCGCTGTATGGGCAGTCTCGATAATTTTTTTCTTAGGAAACTTGCCCAAAAACCACGCTGGGAGTAAATAAGATGCAAATTCTGACTTAGTATGACGAGGAGGCATATTGATAATAAGACGTTTACATTCACCACGGGCTACCCTTTCAAAGGCTGCGGCCATTTCCTTATGATGTGCACCATCAATAAAGTGCGGCCACACTTTATGCACAAAATCCATAAAATTTTCTTGACAATTCTCTTTTTGCTTCGCTTCTACTGTAACATCAAGCTCTTCTAAGAGCTGGCGAAGCTGCGCTGGGGTCATTTTACCCAGATTTTGCTCTAATGCTTGTAATTCCTCAACGCTAAGCTTGCTCATCGACGTCTTTAGCTTCTACATCTAGCGTATTTGTGAGCTTTTTGGCCTTAGGAGTGATGTCTATGGTGTTCATCTCCATTAATTGCTTAATTCTTTCCCTAATGGCGTCTTGTAGCTCGGCACTATTCTTGTGCGTAATGGTAATTTCTTGGTGCTCGGTGAACAAATCTGATGCTTTTCCGATTAACTCAACTGCTTTGATGGCAATTTTCTGGTCATCATCCTGACTCATCTCTAACAGTCGGTTTATTGCAATGTTCCGCAGCTGTACTTTGTCGTGGACGACCTGCTGATCGTAGTGTGTGATGTATCCACCAAGCGCTAATGCTATTCCTGGCTGGGTTGCAACCGCATTTTGTTTATCTTGGACTTCTTTAGAGGGGTCTTGACCATCAACTTGCTCAAAAAGCTTCTTAGCCTCGGCATCTTCTTCCGGTGTAGACTCTAGTGAGCCCCCAAGTTCTTTTAGAAGTAAAGCCGTGTTTGCTTTTGACCTTAACGCATCGGAATGCGTGGCAGTTGTCTTGCGTGGTGGCCCTTTTGGGGTCGGGTATTCGTTCGTTGGTTCAACGTTGACCGGCATGTTCTGGCAGCTGGTTGGTTGTTAATGGTTGAATAGTAACACTTTTTTCTTC